TACAACAGTCTCTTCAACTGTTGCTAATGTTTCTGTGTTTTCTGACACTTCATTACCTCCTTCTGCGTTTGCCTGTTTTGCAATTATTTGTGTATCAGGCAACGTTAATCTTGATCTAAATGAATCAAGAACCTTCTGTACTTCGACGGACTTATTAACGTCCGATTTTTCTACCCATCCAATTATTGTGGCAGGTTTGCCAGAAATTGGAGACTCAAAAGTTTTTTCTGTAGATAAGAAAACAGAATTGCTATCTTCACAAAAGAAAATGTTTTCTGTTACCACATCTGCAGCCATACCTTTGAACATCATTTGTCCGCCAACTTTTTCAATTGAAAAAATATTGCATAATTCATTTGCTGGTGAATCAACAATTGAAAGTTCTACAAGATCGTAATCTTTAATAAATCTAACAGACTCCCCAGTTGCCTTGTTTACTTCATTTTCAGAATCTTTAATTTTTCCGCCGATTGAAAAACCACTTAGTGTTCCATCTAGAATTTTTTCCCATGTATCTTGTGCGCCTTTGGATACATAAGATGTAACATAAACACCGCTATAGAATTGTTTTGATTTTTGATCATAATATGTTTCTGGCTTAAAAGAAACAACTTTACCTACAGCAATTGGTTGGTGCATTTCACGAAGATTTCCTCTAAAGTTTTCAAAAGCTTTGAGGCTTGCTTCTGCTGTAACTACATCTCCTGTTTGATCAATGTTATCTAATGTGGCAAATCCAGAAACTGTACGCTTCTCTTTGTTTACCTTAGTAAATGGAACGGAAAGGTGAAGGTTTTCACCGTCGCTTGACCAATGAGACTTTTCGATGTTCATATGCTTAATTTTATCTACAAGTAGATAAAAAGGCAAATAGTGGTTGATCAGGTTTAGTCTACCTGATTTCCATCCCCTTTTGCATTTCTACCCTCTCCAGAAATATCTGGAGAATTATTTTGTCTTTCCTGTGATCTTGTTCTGGTATTTCCAGCTTGAGATCTAATTTCTGCCTGTTGTTGTGGCTTTAATTGAACGGTTTCGTCTCCTCCATCTAGAGGAATCATACCTTTTCTAATTCTAACTTCATTAGGTGTAATAACCTGCATACGTAAATATCTTTCGTCAATTTTAGATTGAGTATCTTCATCAGTAAGGCTTAATTCATTAAATTTAATAATTAAAGCATCAGTTTTTTCTTCAATAATTCTATTTAATTTTTTCTCAAATTTCATTTGAGCTGGACGACAAACTTGTTCTTTAAATGTTTTATCGGCATCTCTGGCTACCGCTAAATTAACTCCTTCTGGGGTTCCAATTTTATTTATAGGAACTCTGTGAGCAAGAAGTATTTCGTCTCTATTTGCTTTTCTATAAATATTAAATGAAGATTCTTGTGGATTGGCCTCAACTGGTTCCATTTTAAATTCTACCTTTTGATCTGGAGAATCTGCTGGAAGAGGAATATATAGTGATCTATGATTTTTACCTTTTAGGCCTACCTGGAAAAACTCCAATAATTTTCTTTCTGACTCTGGAGAAAGTTTTGCACCCTTAACTGTAATAATATACCTTGGAACCGCTTTATTTTCAAAATAGTCTAAGTTATATCTACCTGACAATTCATTTCCAGCCAATGCAATCTGTGCTGCAATTACATCTGGAATTCCGTAATAATTGTTCATAGGAGTATACTTCTTAAAATGAATAATTTCGTTTGGACGCTCTTCTCCACCAGAAATTGGATTTTGAGTTTCTTGGTCTCCAAAATTTCTAAAAAATACTGCTTTACCATAAAGTAATTGAATAAATCCATCACGTAATCTTCTTACACGCATAGTCTTTGCTGGAATATGACCAATGTATCCAATATCTCCGCGAACAGTTCTTCCTATTTCAAGGAATCCGTTCCCTGTTGCCTCATAGTCTGTAAATACTTTAATTAAAGTTTCAGTAAATGTATCTTCATCATTTGTTTGATCTAGCCAGTCTTGTAAATCCTGTCTTAATTTGCCAAGTTTTCTTCTTGCACGTTCTAATTGTTTTTCATCATTAATTGCATCCATAGCATCATTTGTTTTTCTTGTTTCTAAAAATGAATATCCCAAGCCAACAGTATTTGCTACTTTTGCATTAATTGCAGCATAGTTATATGTAGAAACTTCATAAATTTTTGACAAATATTCTAGATTATATATCGGTTGAACAAGGTCGAACATCGCATAGCCAGTAATAGCCTGCTGTAATAAATTTTGTTGAGTACCAGTTCCTTCAATTCCAGTAAAAGCTTTAGTAAATTCTCTGCCTATTTTTCTTCTAAATGAAGGGCTTAATCCTCTTAATTTTTTGATGCCATCTAAATCTATATTAAATGGATCATCGTGTTCTTCTTGTTTTTTTACATGAAAGAAATCGCTAGAGTTAAAAATAGAAACATCATTATTTTTTTCAATCTCTTCTTCTATAAATTCCATTATCTAGCTCCACCCTTTTTCATTTCATCTTTATAGTTTCCAATATCTAGAGGATCTGGAACTAAGCCCCAATTAAGCCTTTGTTGTTGATGTTCAAATTCTTCATCATCAATTTTTCTTCTACCAGATAAAAATAATGGTTTGCCAACTGTTATTCCGTATGATCTTACTTCTTTTGCAAGGGCGTCGATTCTTGAGCGATTACCCTTTTTAGAAGTAACTGATAAAAAGTTGCCCTCATCGTCACCAATCCAGCGACCATCTGGCATTTCCCAGACATATATACCTAAAGTACTCTCTTCTTCGAGAACCTTGGAGTTGATTCTATTGATGTCCATAGATCACCATTCTACCATTGTTTTAGGTTAAAGTCCATATTTGGTATTAGATCAAGACAAAATTATGAACTTTGTACTACTGTCCAGTCAACGTCATCTATTTTTGTTGTTTTTTCGTCAATGGCTATTGCAGGATCTACTATCATTACTGTTGGCTGTCCCGTCCAAAGCATGTAGTTATTTTGAATATCTGATCCATCTAACCCCGCTTCGTATAGGATTATATTGTTATATAGATTTTGTGGATTAAAATCTAATGAATTTGGATCACAATTAAAATATAGGGTATTAGTTGCACTATTATTTAAAACTAAAACTATATGGTATAAATACCCTGGAATAAAAACTTGAGTAATATCTGTTTCTGAAGCTTTTTCTACACCATTAATATATATTTTACTAATATTTGATTTTGTTACTAATCCAGAAGAATCCCAAGAATACTCTATGTCTCCTGCCGAGGCATAAAATAAAGTACAAGCATTTAAGTAGTTTGGCATAAAAAACATTTCAACTGAATTTACTAATAAATCAGTATCTATTTTAAAACCACCATGTATTTTAATTCCATTATTTTGATGAGAAGACAGTGTTGGATAATTTAATGTTCCAAAGGTGGCGTCTGAGTTATCTACAAGAGTTAATTTTCCACCGCCATTTTCAGAATAAATTATTTTATCTCTATAAAAAACAATAGACAAAAATGAAAATTCTGGCGTATATAAAGTATCTCCATATTGTAAAGCTGTCATTGTAATTTTAATATATAAAAATCCAGAAGTATCGTAAGATCTAGTATTATATTGTGGAATAATATCTCCATTTACGCATTCTTCATATGCTATTCCATCAACACTTGTTTCAACTTTAATTCCGTAATTACCACGCCATTCTATTTTAGATGTAGTTCCAATGCCATCTGGAATCATAATAAAGTCTTCTAAAATAACTTCTGCATTGTCTTTAAGTTTTAATGAACCTTTAACTTCATTATATTGAAGATATTCAGTATTTGTATCATTTATAAAAGATTTTAAAGACTTATCTGCTGGATAAGTATATATATAACTTTCGTAAAGTTTTGCGGCATTTAAATCAAAAAACTTTCCACCATTAGAAATAGAAACTTGATATGGATTAATTTGTTTATTGCCTTCTATATAATGAGAAAGAATTGCTGTATACGGAAGTGCATATCTATATATAGCAATAGCATTTGCAAGGTATGAATAAGTTGAAGAATTTTCTGTACCAAGTTTAAATGTAATTGAATCTGGTCCCAAATTGCTAAATTTAAAATTAGACGACAATGATTTTTGATCTGCCAAGGCACCGTCGATATAAATACTTATTGAGTTTATTGAATATACACAAACTACATGCGTGGCCTTTTTGTGAAAATTTAAATATCCAGTTACTTCATAATAATAAGGATCAACATCTGTTAATATTCCAAAACTTATGGATCCCCCATAATAATATATTCCAATTCTGCTATCGTAATAAGTAACATCTTTTAATATATTTACAACAGTATTAAATTCATTCATATTTGGTTTAATCCAAAATTCTATAGAAAAATCATTATCTGATGTATTGTATGTTCCAAATGATGCGCCTACTTCTTGACCATCATAATTTTTTGATGTTGGAAGAAGAGCTTTTTCTCCATATGACGCAAATTGTTTAGATTCTTTTAGCCCACCAACTAATGGCAATAAATTATGTGGCTCTGGTGAGTTGTATGTTCCATGATTGCCACATCCAGAAATGTCATATGCAACAGTTCCAGATGTTTCATCCAATGGCCAAAAGGCCATCGGGTAGTCTCTCATTATTTTTAAAGAATAAGACATAATACTTTATTATAGCACTATCCTTGCACAGTACCAATTAGGTACCTAGTTCCATTTGTTATTGGTAGAACTAAATGGTCATATGCATATGAAGCAGGAAAGACTATAACCTCGTCTTTTTTGGGTTTAATGCTTAAATTAAATCTTGGAAACTCTATCTCTCCGCCCTCATAATCGTCATTTGGATAATATAAAGTTGAAGACCTGTATGGCTTTTCATCGTCTTGGTCATCAAAATGTCGAAACATGTGATTATCGTTTGAGTATTTGGCAATCCAAACGTAATGTCTTTTATAGCTTATAATTTTTCTAGGTGTATGAAAATCTAAAAAATAATCTGATTCAATTTCTTGAAATTTTTTATCAAAATAATCGTAGACTTCTTTATAATACTTTTCTCCGTCTGGATAAAAAGTCATGTGCCATGGTTCATTTTCTTGTTGTATCCAGCTTATTTTATTTTCTTCAACATATTTAAAAATAAGATCTAAACCAGAATTTAAATCTGGGGAAACAGTCGAATATATTCCAGGAGCTAATATATCAAATTGTTTAAATTTATTCATTTTTATAATATCCAGTGGGTATTATATATATATTTATATCCAGATTTAATTGGCATTGCCTGATGAATGTATGGTTCTTGTGATGGAAACATCACTAAACTACCAGCTTTTGGTTTAATGGTAACCCCGTGATTTGGAAAAACAAGTTCTCCTCCTTCGTAATCATCATTAATATAGGTGACAAGTGAAAATTTGAGATACGAATCACCGTCTTGTCCATCGTAATGAGGACCCATTCCTTGACCAGTATAATATTTTTTTAATGTTATATGTGAAAGGTCTAAATTAATTTCTTCTTTATTGGTTCCAGTAATTTCACAATATTTTAATGCACACATTTCTGGTGCCATATATATGCTATTCATAATGTATAAAGTATTTTTGTCTAAAATATCAGATCCTGTTGATAGGTTTAATCTATCTTTTACAATTAATTTTCTATCTCCATAATGATAGCTGTTATCATTGCTTGCATACCAGCTGTCCCATTTTGGAATTCTTATATAGGATTCTGGTATTTCATCTAATTTATTTAAAATTTCTAAAAATTCTTTTTCATAGCTAATAACATTTTCAAAATAAAAAATTCCCTTATCTTGTAGCTTTAAATCAAACATGCTATACATCTGCGGTACCATTTTCTGCTTTTTCTGCTGGATATTGCCCACCTTTTGGAGACAACCTATTTCCAGAAAGTCTTATCTCTTCCCATTCAGCCTGTTCAATTTTTTGTTTTGCTCTTGTTTCTGCAATCTCTTCGGCCCATGCATCTCTGGTTTCTTGGCTATACGCTTCTTCTGGTCTATCATCCCAAAAAGAGCCTATGGTGTATCTATTTCCTTTTTTAACTACTGTTACTTCGTGCATATTATGTCCTCCGCCAGCAAATATAACAAACCTTCCTGGTTCTGGTTTGATTGAAATTGGATCATCTTTAAAATTTAAAAGTCCGCCCTCAAAATCATCATTTAAATAAATAAAACCAGCGTATCTACTTCTTTCAAAAGCGCTCGGTTTTCCATCATAACTATTGTCTGAGTGAAATCCTGCAAATGCGCCTGGTATCCACTTTTGAGTATGAAAGCTTATTTTGTGAGCCTCTCCTCCAATTAAATCTTCGGCTGCAGACTTTACTCTTTTTTCAAGTTCTATAAAAAAATTTCCTGGTAAATTAAATTTAGCAAGATCGGGGTCATTTTCATGTGGATATCCAGAAGAATAAGATTCATAAAATGAAATTGGATTCCAGTTAAATTCATTTTTTTGCATTTTATATTCTAAAACATTAATTATGGAATCACATTCCTCTTTGGTTAAAAAATTATCATAGCAAATGATATCCGCTTTGAGCTTGTTCATGTGTTATCCTTTCTCCGTTATGAATATAAACCATATTTTTTGGATCTTCATTTTCAATTCTTTCTTGCTCCATAAGCGCCCATCTATACGCACCAAATTTTTTCTGATTTGATAACCATTCTTCTGATCCATCATATGGAACCATTACAAAATTTCTAACAAAAAATTTATAGCCGTCTTCTATTAATTTAACTCCATGATAGTATGGTTCTTCAGAAGGAAAAATTAAAATATCTCCAGCTTGTGGTTTATGATTAATTAATTTATTATCTACAAAAAACTCTATGTCTCCGCCTTTATAATCATCGTTTATATACATTGTACATGTGATAAAAAATTTTGGACCAGGCATATCTTTTTGAGAAGTAATAAAATCAGTATGATATTGCATAGTCATTTTATTTTCCATTTTATCTACATTGGGATTATATTTTGAAAAAGAAGACCCGCTAAAATAAGCTGATTCTGGCAAATTTATATCGTATTTTTTTACATAGTAAGACAACGCTTTGATATATCCATCGCTAACTTCTTGTGCAAAATATTTTTCTAAGTCATACCTTTCACCATGTTCTGCCTCATCGCTTGAATCTTTATGTTGAGAATATGTTCCAAAAATAGACCATTGATCCCAAGTTTTTAAAAAGAATTTACCATTTGAAGACTCTTCTGAATCTTTCATGATTTTATAAAGTTTTTCAATATTTGGCAGTACGTTTCTAAAAACAAGAACTCTTGGATGCAGCTCTAATACTTCAAAATTTTCATTACTTGTATCTACTAAATTAATCATGGTTGTTTTTCTCCTGTATGTTTCAATATCGTCCAAAAAAATGGAGATGTAAATCTATTGCCAGATTTTACTGGTCTAACCCCGTGAACATAGTTTTTATCTCCTGGGAAAAAATATGCTGCTCCAGCTTTAGGTTTAAACTCTATTCCATGTTGAGGAAAATAAAGTTCTCCTCCTTCGTAATCATCATTAAAATAAAATAGTCCAGCTATATCATAGTGTGGAAAACTATTGGGTCTACCACGTTCTTCCCCTATATGAAATTCTTTATCTGCATGTGGTTCTTGTCTGGCTCCTACTGGCCATCTAACAATTGCGGGTCCAGTTTCTAAAGCATCAACTTGAAAAAACTCATCTACCTTTGGCTTAAGTCTTTTTATCATATCATAAATTAAATCTAATATTGTAGGATCAGATTTAATTAAAGACATATATGTACAAACTCTGTCTTTCCAGATATTTGCTTGATATAAAACTAAACCATCTTCGTCTATGTCGTCTTCAGTTGTATCCCAAATTTTATTATTTAATGCAAAACCTGTAAGTCTTTTGCGCTCTTCTTCTGTAAGAAAATTTTCTATTTCAACTATGTTGTCAGAAGAATTACCAAAAAATCCAGAAGGCGTAATTGACTTTGGTCTTTTGTCTGAAACATCTTCACCGTTAATTATCATCATTTTTATCCCCTTATTATCAATAATAGCATATTTATATTTCATTAACCTTAAGTTTAATTGATTTTGTTTCGTGTTGTCCAAGCTGATTTCCCAAATGATCCCTGGCATCTCGATAAAAATTTGACCATTTACCTTCTTGGTTTAAATTTTCCATTTCTATAACATAATTTTTATCTAAAAAATAATTTTCTGGCGCAGCAGATGATTGCTTCAAATTAATCTCAGAATTGTTGATTTCACCCAAAGACACTGGTATAATTGATATTACTGGAGTATTTGCTTTTATAGTAATTTCTTTATTAGGCACAATTACTCTCCAGGCACACGGAAATTCGCCTCTAAAAAATGATGTACTGATAATTGTAGTAAATGGAATAGCCCCCTCTATAAATTGATTGGGAACTGGCATTTGTAAAAGGCTTATATTTTCTTTAGTTTTAAAATTCCAACCAGTATTAAAACTAATTGTTGCATTTGCTCTATTAGTATATACATATTGATTTCCAGATAATATTTTTACATGACTATCAGAAGAGTCTGATATTCCATCCCATATAAAAGTAATATCTTCTGGAAAAGAAAGTCCCCATCCAAATGAGTTGGTTAGAGTTACAGGAAAACATTTGTATGCATGCGCTTCCCAAGTTTCATCCATCCACTCTCTTTTTACTGGTAATGATGAAATGTTTGCTGGATTATGCCTAATCTTATATGCATCTATACTATACATTTTGTTTTGGCATTACCAATTTATAGAATTCTTCACTATGACAATTATCATTATAATCTAACATAGTTACAATAGAGTATTTTGTACCATTAGTAACTGGGAGTGCTGTATGTGAAAACAAATATGTTGATGGGAATATATATAAATCGCCTGCTTTTGGTTTAATATTTAAATCTAATTTTGGAAAATATAATTCTCCGCCTTCATAGTTATCATTAGGATACGCCACTAAAGATACTGTAGCGACATATGAAAATCCATGATCTGCGTGTTCTTTAAAATGTTGACCTGGACCATACTTTATAAAGTTCATTGCTTCCCAAAAATCCATTTTAATGCTATACATATTGCAGTAATCATTTGCTGCATAAACTTGTGCATCATATGCATCTTGCCAAATAGAATTTAATTTTTTTTGTCTTTCTGAAAGAATTAAAGATTTGTTTTTATTTAATTTAAAATCAAAACAGTCTCTATAGCTGGTTTTTGTCTCGCCGTATCCAACAAAAGCCTGCTCCCAATTATTAATTGGGTCTTCTTTAATTGCTTGTTCTATTCTTTCAATCAAATTAAGTTCTGGCTTAATAACATTTTTATAGCGCCAAACCCCAAGAAAGAGCTCTTCTTTATCAGACCATGTTTTTATGTCCACAAACATCCTATCTCGATGTTTATATTATATTATTAATTAAAGGTATTGTCAAGGGCTTCAGCTGATGACTAAATGATCTCCTGCAATAAACCATCTGTGAGGCTCTGTTTTAATTGTATAAACATCGTGAGCGTCTTCACTTATTTGAATTGTATTAACTTTAATAAAATCAACAGATCCAGATTTTGTTACTGCTAATACTTCGTCTCCAATATTTATTTCAGAAATTAAAACCGATGTAATTCCTTCGTTGCTTTTAATAAAAATTGGTTGATTTAAAGAGTATGTTGCAGATTCATTATTATTAAACCATACAAGGTTTTCTTTTCCTAATATTGATTCTGAAACAACCGTTTCTTCAAATTGTAAATTGTTTGAATCTAAAAAGTATTCTTCATTTTCATTACTTGTTAAGTTATTTGATGATATTGTTAAAATTGACTGGCCCACAACAATATCTTTTGCCAAGATTAAACCTTCTTTTGACAGTATTGGAGTGTTTGCACCGATACAGTAATACGGAATTGGCTTAGAAAATCTTGGAGGCGAAAAGAATGATGGAGGAAAGAAGAACGCTGGTGGACTAAAGAATCCTGGAGGCGAAAAGAATGATGGAGGAAAGAAGAACGCTGGTGGACTAAAGAATCCTGGAGGGGCAAAGAATCCTGGAGGGGCAAAGAATGACGGCGGTGAAAAGAATGACGGCGGTGCAAAGAATGACGGCGGTGCAAAGAATGACGGCGGTGAAAAGAATCCTGGGGGACTAAAAAATGACGGCGGTAAGGTGGTGACGCTATTAGAAGAATTAGATGTTCCAGAGTTTCCATTAGCATTAATTGCATAAACAGTATAAGTTTGTGCTGTATTTGCTTCTTGTGAAACGCTAACAGATGTATTTACTGTTGGTCCACCGCCTGGTGTTCCTCCAGTAGCATTTGTTTTTCCGTCTGAAGATGCCCAAACATAACCAGTTATAGCTTTTCCTCCAGTTGCTGGAGCTGACCAGGAAACTGTATCTGAATCTACTCCAGCTGTTGCTGTAGGTGCTGCTGGAGTTGCTGGAACTGTTGTAGCAAGAACTGATGAAGAAGTTGTACCACTAGAAG